GTCGTCGTGCGGCCCGTTGTCCAGCCACGCGCGGTCAACCATTTCGTGTAATCGCGCGTCTTGATCGTGCGGCCACTCGGCGACATGTCGAGCGCGGCGCGAATCTGCGAGCCCTTCACGCGCCCGTCGAACTGGCGCACGAGGTTGCGCAGGAGGTCGGGCAGGATGTCGTCCATGTCGGACGCTTCCGTTCCGATGCCGCGCTTCATGTCCTGTTCGTTGTGGTCGAACACGGCGTCGGCCGCGCGCTCGATCAGGCGATCGTAGACGCCATCTTCGGAGCAAAATCGCGCCTTGGCTTCCGCGAACAGTTGCGGCGCCTCGACGACCCAGTTCGGATCAATGCGATGCTCGACCAGCACGGGCATCAGGCGGCGGTTACCTTCCTCGTCGCGATTCAGCACGTGCTTGTTCGCCGTGCCGACCAGCACGAAGCGGCGGGGATGCGGCTCGGCTCGGCGCTCGTATGGCCCGCGATAGACGTCCTGGCACTCGGTGAGCCACATCTTCACGTCATCCACGTCGCGCTTCGCCATGCCGGACATTTCGCCGAGCTCGGCGATTGCGCTGACGCTCGCCGCCATCGTCATCTTGATTTCATCGCCAAACGAGATAGCCGGCGGCGGCGGGAAACCTAGCGAGCGCGCGAGGCTATCCACAAAGCGTGATTTGCCTGTACCGCCCTTGCCAATTAGGACGGGCACGACAGGGCACGGTGCACCGGGTTTGAGTTGCCGCATGACGATACCCGCGAACAGCACCTGTCCCGTCAGGATCAACGCGTCGGACGGAAACGCGCCGCACAGGTCGGTAAAGAACGTGTCGAGCCGCGGCACCTTGTCCCATTGCGGCAGCGCAAGGATCGCGTCTTTCCACGGATCGATCTTGTTGCGGTGCGCGATGGTTTCGAGCGCATCCTCTATCGGTTTCTTCGTGACGTTGTTGCAGCCGATGCGTGATAGCGCGTCAAGCAGATCGCCCGTATCGGGCACGTCGTCCAGATCGATCGAATAGGTGCTCGCATTGAAGCGTGGCACGCAGCCAATCTCACGCAAAAGCAGCGAAACGCCGAACGTAATGTTGACGAGCGGCGCGGACTTTTTGCCGGCGGGCTCGGGGTATTCGACAAGCCCGCACAGCTTTTCCGCAGCGAGATCGAGCGGCGATGCAAGCTCGGCGGCGCGGTCATCGGTGAACTCGAAGAACTCCTGCAACTTGTGCGACCAGATGCCGGGCTTGTCGCCAATCATGACGATTTCCGCTTTCGTGCAGTGGCGCGGCTCAAGGTCCGGTCGCCACGAGTCAAACGGGTCCGCGCACTGGAATCCGAGCGACGCAGGTAGTGCATCGACGATCTGCTGCACGGTCTGCCGGCCGATATCTTTCACGAACACGACCCACGTTGACGGCAGTCGATGGTCACCGAGCGCACGCGTCGCGAGCAGGCCGTAGCGCTCGCCTTCCTTATCGTCCAGCCCGTTTGCTATCGCGTTTGCGCGCTGATAGTCAATCGCTATTTTCTTCGCTTCGCGGCGTCGCGCGTTCTTCGCGTCACGTTTCATCGTCTCGTAGCGGCGCCAGTCGATCTCGCGCACGGGGGTGAGTAGCGGCACTTCGAGCAATCCGTCCGGCGAGCGCGCGCGCAGTGGCGGTCCGATCGGACGCGACGCGCGCACGACAAACGCCTGATCCTCGGGGATCTCGCGCACGACGCCATCGGCGCAAACCGGGTTCGCTTCGAACATCAGTCGAGAGGGCTGATACACCAGCGCATCCGAGAGCTGACGAACGAGCAGCGCGCCCGACTTCGAAATCTTGATCGAGCCGCGATTCGCCAACCATTGTTCGGCCTGCATGCGCTTTGCCAGCTCGGGTATGTCAACGCCGCGCGTCACGGCGAAATAGATATGCACGCCGCGCAGCCCGCGGCCACCGACGAATGACGATGAAGATGGCCGCGCGACGCGCGTGATGTGCGCCAGCCAAGGATGGCACGCTTCGAGCGCGTCGAGCACGGCGTGCACAGTCATGAAGTCGCCGCCATCGACGTCAACATCGATCGGGCAAAGCGCCGCGCCGGTCGTCCAATCGAAGGCTTCGTTGGTGCGTGCGACGGCGTTTTGCCGGAATTCGACGCCCGCGCGTGTGGTGAGCGCGGTGTCACCGACGCGCGGCACGCCGCACGTGATTGCCTGATGTGGCGTCAGGTTGCGCAGAATCGCGTCGAGGCTCGTCACGTCGTCGATCGTGCACAGTCGGGCGAAGCCTTCCGTCATGTGCGCGATTGCGGTGGATTCGATCTGTCCGTGCTGGTTCAGCGAATAGCGTTTTGTCAGTTCGCAGTTGGTCGCTGCGATCTGCGTGAATGTGATCGTGGGCATTCCTGCGGTCCGTTCGGTGTGGTCAACAGATTTTGTCGCATTTGTCAGATTCTTGCTAATAGAGCGTGGCTATCGCCGAGGCGTTTCTGAGAGATTGCCGCCTGACGCTCTATGACACAATGACATGACTTTATATATTATGAATTATTCTCTGTGATCTAAAAGTGATCTAATTCCTCTAGTTATATAGTATTTGTAGTTATAGAGAGTTTTCAAAACACGTCCGTCAGTTGTCATTCTGTCATAGCCCGTTTGCTCAATCCGCAAGATTCGCGTTAGAATCGCCCGACACTCACACGTAAGGACGTTAAGGAAATGTCGAATCCTGTCGTTGTTCACTCGAAACTGTCATTCTCGGGCCGTGACCGCTGGCGCGCCTGCCCGATTTCGGTCCAATTGTCTGCGGGCATGACGGACAAGTCGGGGCCCGCCGCCGAGGAAGGCACGCGCGCACACTTGGTCGGCGAGTGGTACGTACGCCAGCTCGGCGAGGCGTACGGTCTGCCGCCCGTGTCGGAAGCGATGCTGCAGGAAGCGCCGCCGCAGAAACCGGTGCTGGAACTGGATCGTTTCGCGAAGCTCGCGGATAAGCCAGCGGAACTGGAAGCGGGAGCCGTGAAGTGGAACGAAGAACTGCGCGCGCACGGCAAGGCGTACCGCGCGTTCATCCTGTCGCTGATTCCCGCCGGCGAACAGGCGTTCATTTCGCTCGAACAGAAGGTGCGCATCAAGTCGATCAGCGAACACCTGTTCGGCACGGCCGACTGCCTGATCTGGCTGCCGCGCCTGCGCAAGCTGATCGTGGTCGATTACAAGTACGGTTTCGTCGAGGTCGAGATTGGCGAATTCGACATGAGCGGTAACCTGCTTCGCGCGAACGCGCAGCTGTCGGCCTACGCGGTCGCCGCGCTCGATCAGTGCACGCTTGACGCCGATTCGATCGAACTAGCCGTCTATCAGCCCCGGCGCACGTTCGGCAAGCCCGAGCAACGCCTGACGCTGCCGCAGGGCTGGTTGCAGACGGAACGCGCCGCGCTCGCACGTGAGGTCGCGGCCGTCGAAGCGCCCGGCGCGCCCAATCCGGGTTCGCACTGCCGCTACTGCAAGGGGAAGTCGAAGTGCCCGACAACCGTCAACGCCCTTGGGACTGCAATACAGGCCCATAGCGGGCTTGTTGACCTGCTGTCTATACCCAAAGATGCCCTGATCGATTTGTGGGCTGCACGGACCGCTTTTAAGGCTTTCTGGGAAGACGTCGAAGAATTGGTCGAGCAGGAAGTGAAAGCCGGCAATCCGCGACTCACCGTGAAGGAAACGAAAGGCCGCGCGATGTGGGCCGATCCGAACGCCGCCGCGCTCACGCTGCTCGCGCTCGGCCGTACCGATCTGCTCAAGCCCGGCAACGTGTCGGAATGCGCGCCGCACCTGCCCGACGACTGGAAAGCGCAGCTGATCTGTTCGAGCGCGCCGGGCCGCTCGATTCGTCTCGTCGATGAAGTCTCGCCGTCTCAGGTTGCCGCGACATTCGCGAAATATGCAAAACCTGTTGACAAGGTGCAAAGCTGACGTTTAAAGTTTGTCTCACGGCGGCACGTGTAGGCGGAAGAGTCTGCAGCACGGCCAAGAGGTGCAGCGCGCCGCCGTGCCTTTAACCTTTCTTCTGGAAACTACGAACCATGTCTCTCGATCAACACGTCGCAATCCTCGCCCATTCCTCGCTCGACGTCCCGCGCGTCAACCGTCTGAACCCCCAAAAGCCAGCTTCGTTCTACGCCCAGATCGCGTTTCCGCCTGCCGCTGCCGCCGATCTGCAAGCGATCGCCGCAGCTGTCGCGCCGGGCGGGAACTTTGCAGGGCTCGAAGTCGGCGTCAAGACCAACGCGCAACTGTCAAAGCCGTTGCCCGGCATCCCCGGCGACTGGTTCGTGATCCGTTCGTCCACGCAGTTCGCGCCATATGTGGCAGACGGCGCCGGCAATCATCTGGACCAGAACAACCCGGCGAATCACGGTGTCATCAAGTCCACGTTCTACGCGGGCAAGAAAGTGCGCGCAGTATTGTCGGCGTTTTTCTGGACCTATCCGGCGACGGGCAAGCGCGGCATCTCGTTCAATCTGCAGGGTCTGATGGCGTCGGATGACGGCGAACGACTGAACATCGGTGCGGGCGTGATTGTCAACACGTTCCAGCAATACGCCGACCCGAGCAAGGCCGCTGGCCAGACGCAACCGTTCGGCGCCAATGCGCAAACCGTCGCGCAAACGCCCGCGGGCAATCCGTTCGCCGCGCAACAGACGCAAGTGCAGCAACCGCAAACAGCCGTGGCCGCGGCGAGTGCAAACCCTTTCGCGCAGACGGCTCCGGCGAGCAACGCGAATCCGTTCGCACAGCAATCGTAAGCTACGCTGACGAAAATATGGGTTGGTGAAGTATGGCCCGCTACGGCGGGCCTTTTCTTTCCCGTTAGCGTTACATTGTGTTAGTATTGGCCTGACGTAATCAACACATTCGCCAAATGAACGAACAGATCACACAAGACATTCTCGGCCGCGTCGCGTTGCTCGACACGACCGATCTGGACAGCCTGGTTGACTCCATCAACGCGATCCGCGAAGCGTTGCACGCAATCTCGCCATTCCGGCAAGAGCCCGTCGATTTCGTCAAATGGGTGAAAAACACGAGCGTCTACGCGAACGACTACAACCCGAACAGCGTCGCGCCGCCCGAGATGGAGCTGTTGCGCGTCTCGATTGAGTCGGACGGCTACACGCAACCGATCGTCGGCATGCCTGACGGTGACGGCCAGCACGAAGTGATCGACGGCTTCCACCGACACCGCGTCGGGAAGGAAATCCCGGCGGTGCGCGAGCGTGTGCACGGTTACCTGCCGATCGTGCTCATCAAGGAAACGCGGCACGACAAGGCCGACCGCATGGCGGCGACTATCCGACATAACCGCGCCCGCGGTGCGCACAAGGTCGAGTCGATGGCAGAAATCGTCATCGAGCTTAAGCGCCGTTTCTGGTCCGACAAAAAGATCGCGACCGAGCTCGGCATGGAGCCAGACGAAGTACTGCGATTGCAACAGGTGACCGGGCTCGCCGGGCTCTTTGCCGATCAGAAGTTTTCCGAAGCATGGGAAGCCGATTCATTCCGCGAGGTCGAGGGCGATGACGAACGCGCCTGAGTCCTGGGAAATCTGGCACCCGTATTGGTTCTGGGAGGAAACGCACTTCAACATGTGGGGCGAAGTGCCGAACCGCAAAGATTGGCTGCAACGCGCGATCGAATTCACCGGTAACCATGAGCTGTACGGTCGGTGGATGCTTCGTGTCGTTCAGGAGTGGCCGTTCTCGTGTGGGCACAATCTGACAAAGCGCGGCACGAATCGCAAAGCATGGATCGGCCACGCCGCCGTCGCACTGGCGATCCAGTGCCCCGAGGATATCGTCAGGGAGGCGTGGAGCTACCTGACGCCGCAACAGCAAGCGCTGGCGAACATGAAAGCCCAGCAAGCTATCGACAAGTGGGAAGCTCAAAATGTCCAAAACCTGCCTTAATATCGACGTCCTCACCGCGGCGAAGCAACGTATCGAATGGACGTTCGATAACTTCCCGCGCATCTCCTGCAGCTTTTCGGCTGGCAAAGATAGCGGCGTCATGACGCATCTCGTGTGCGAAGAGGCGCGCAAGCGCGGCCGGAAAGTCGGGCTTTTCATGCTCGATTGGGAGGCGCAATTCTCGCTCACGATCGACTTCGCTCGCGCGATCTTCACCGAGTACGCGGACTGTATCGAGCCGTATTGGGTTCAGGTGCCGATAAAAACATGGAACGCGTGCTCACAATTCGAACCCGAATGGACCGCGTGGGACGAGTCGAAGCGCAATCTGTGGATCCGCCAGAAAGATGACCTCGCAATCAAAGACCCGGCCGCGTTTCCGTTCTGGTATGACGGGATCATGTTCGAAGAGTTCGTGCCAACGTTCGGCCAGTGGTACGCGCAGGGTGAGCTTTGCGCGGTCTTCGTCGGCATCCGGGCGCAGGAAAGCCTGAACCGGTTCCGCACGCTTGCGCGCGACAAGCCGATGTATCAGAGCAAACCCTTCACGACGAACGTCGTCGAGAACGTGTGGAATGTCTACCCAATCTACGACTGGCAGACCGAAGATATCTGGCGCTATCACGGCAAGACCGGCAAGAGCTACAACAAGCTCTACGACCGCATGCATCAGGCCGGCATGACGCTGCACTCAATGCGAATTTGCGAGCCGTTTGGCGATGAATCGCGCAAGGGCTTGTGGCTGTATCAGGTCGTCGAGCCGCAGACGTGGGCGAAACTCGTGCTGCGCGCGAACGGCGCAAACACGGGCAGAATGTATTCGGGCGAACGCGGCAATGTTATGGGCAATCACACGATCAGTTTGCCTGCCGGCCACACGTGGGAAAGCTTTGCCATGAGTCTGCTATCGAGCACGCCGCCGAAGACGCGCGAACACTACAAAAACAAGATCGCGGTTTATATCCAGTGGTGGAAGGCCCGCGGCTATCCTGATGGCTTGCCCGATGAGGCCGACCTGAAACTCGAAAATGCCGGCAAGGTGCCGAGCTGGCGACGCGTATGCAAGACGCTACTGCGCAATGACTACTGGTGCAAGTATCTGGGCTTCTCGCCGACCAAGACGAGCGCCTACAAGAACTACACTGATCTGATGGCGCGCCGTCGCAAGGCGTGGGGGATTTTCAGCGATACGCCGGCATGCGAAGCTTGACGCTTAGACTCCCGTTCCCGCCGTCCCTGAACCGCATCTGGCGCGCGGTGCAGGGCCGCGTCGTGCTGTCGGCGGCGGCGCGCGAGTGGACAACGGCCGCAGCTAACGCGATGCCGCGCGGGCGCGTTCCGCCGCCGTTCGAGGGACGGCTCGTCGTCACGTTGCTGCTGTCGCCGCCGCTGCGCTACGGCAAACGCAAGTGGGATATCGCGAACCGAGAAAAGCTCGCTATGGACCTTCTCACCAAGCAGCGCGTCTGGCTCGACGATGAACAGATCGACATGCTGCTGATCGTGCGTGGCGTCGCGACAACTGAGAAAGGATATGTTGACATTCTCGTGCAAGAGTCTTAAAGTCTCACAAACTCTTGCACACGAGGTGCGACATGAAACGATTAATCGCCGCTATCGCCCTGATAGCACCGCTCTATGCACACGCTGCTTCGTGGTTTCAGTTCGAGGCCGGTTCCGGTGCGGCCTATGGTCAGACGCTGAATGACGGCGTCTGGTACCAGCAAGGTGCCGCGCAAAGTTCGCTGCACGCGCTCTCGCCCGCATATCTGGTCGGTGCGACCGGAGAACTCGCGCGCAGTGATGCAGTCGACCTACGCTATCACATCGACTATGTATATTTCGGCTCGCAACGCGCTAGTTGTCAGTGCGTGAGCGACGACGACTACAATCCACATGCGCACCAGGTAGTCAAGCCGAACGCCGCGACATCGGCGTTCGCAGGATCTGGGCACGTGCAGGGCATCGCTGCGACGCTCGATGCAGGGTACAACTACGGTGCCTGGCGTTTTGGTGCCGAGGCGGGGCCTTGGGTATTTTGGGAGACCTGGCACGAACAGGCCGCACCGACCGGCGATTGGATCGACGTGTCACACAAGACGGTCCCGCAGCTGTCGTGGGTCGCCGGCGCGAACATCACGCACGGGGCGTTGACACTGTCCTACCGCTATTACAATTTGCCGCAGCGATGGAATCCATATCCGGCGCTATTGCGCGCCGCGCACGTCGTCACGTTCGTCTATCGCTATTGACAATCTGTTAAAATTCTAGTAAGTTTCGATTGCCTTTCATCCACTTTGGAGATTTAAATGTCGTTTCTCGATTCCCTCAAACAGGACGCGCTAGCCGTTCTGCACGCCACGGCGAACGCGCTGCACGCGCAGCTCGCTAATACGCTCGCACAGGCCGGTCACCCGGTTTCCGAAGCCGATCATGTCGACACGCTCGTACAAACCGCGCAATCGGCCGCTACGGGCGCCGCAAGCGCTCCGGCCGCATCGACGATCGCGCCGAATTACGCCGACGCCGCGCTGGCTACGTTCAACCAGTCGATGACGGCCGCACTGATCCAGTTTGCGCAGCAGCATCTTCCGGCGAAGTTCCAAGGCGTCGCCGCAGACGCTGTGCAGGCCGCTTCGAGCGTGCTGGCAGATGGCAAAACGTCGGCGGGTGAAGTCGTGTCGGCAGTCGCCGGCGTAGCATCGAGTGCAGTGGCCGCCGCGGCCCCGCAGGCAGCTCCTATTGTCGAAGCAATAGCCTCGACTGTCTCGTCGGCCGCGAGCGGCGCACAGACGGCGCAGGACGCCGCCAAGGCGGTTGCGGGTGCCGCGCTTCAGGTCGGTGAATCGATCGCCGAGGCGGCCGCAGACAAGGCGCTTCCGGGCGCAGGTCAGCTCGTCGCCGCGGGCATCACCGCACTCGAAAGCGAGCTGAACACAAGCCACGGCGCGAGCGCCGACACTGCGCCGAGCGCGAACACGTCCGGCATGTGATCGTCGGGAGATTGCTGCAAGACGGGCCGCCTGCGGGCGGCCTTTTTGCTTCAGGTAAGCGCGCGGATCGCCAGGCGAAGCAATGCCTGGCGCTCCTGATACCCGTTCAGCCCGCCATTGATCCGGCGCGTGATCGTCTCAAACGCACCGGCATCCGCTAAGTCGTTCAGGCCGTGCGAGTTCCAGAACCACGCCGCGCTGCTCGCGGCATGCGACGTCTGCTCGAGCAATTCGGGTTGCTCAATCAACGGCAAATTCAGGGCGGCGCCCGCCGCGGCGTAGTTCGCACGTCCGGTGATCTGAATGAGTCCTCGACCCATATAACGCTTGCCATCGCCCGGCTGCGTATTGCCGAGATCAGCGCGGCCTTCATAACCCGTCTGTGCAGGTGTTGGCCCCCATATCTCGCGCACATACTCGAGTCGCTCGCTTTCACAGCCAATCTGCGCGAGAAACATAGCCTGGCGCTGCGGTGAGTCGATCGCCCAAAGCGCCATTGCGGCGGATAGCGGATCTGCCCAATCAAGCGCACGGCCCAGCGGAATGCCGAGCGCAGCTGCGAGTGTTTGAGGCGTCATGGTCGTTTTACAGGTGCGGATGCAACGGTTGCTGCGCACGTCTGGCCGTGTTCTGCACACAGGCACGCTGTCACCGCCGACAACTGGACAATTGCCGCATCGACGCGCTGCATATGCACTTGCGCGTCATCGCGCACAGCACGTACCGCGCGCAGCGCAGCGAACGACGCTGCCAGATTTGCGAGCGTCAAAATCAACAACAGAGTGACCGTGTTTCGGATCAGATGAATATTCATGGCTTTTCCTTTCCCTCGGTGCTCTCTATTGTGTCCTTATTTTCGTTGATCGTCTTGTAACTATTTGTTTCGTCAGACTTTTCACCGCTATTGGGTTCGATCTTCACGCCGAGCTTGGACTCGAGCAGGCGTTCCAGATAGTCGATCGTACGCTGCGCACCGAGCCAGCCCGAGACGCCTACGAACACGAATGTCAGATCGTCCGACACGCCGCCCGCATGACAGAGCTTCGCGACAAGCAGCCCGACAAAACCCGCGCCGAGCGCGCCCAGCATAGCGGTTTGCCAGGTCGATGCTTCTTTGCGCATCAGCGCGCCGATCAGGCCGCCGAAGAATGCCAGCGCAACCTGCGACAGACTTTCGAACCACTTGCTTGATTCTATTTGCATGCACCCGATCCTTAGAAGTCGTAGCTAGCAGGCGTCACGCTTTGCGTGAAAATACCCGAGCTGATAGTGCCGGCGCGGTAGAGCGTTTGTGCAGTGATGAGAGGCAAGTCGAACGCGAATTGTATATATGCGGTGCTCGCCGCATTCGAGTAAAAAATCCCGCCGGTGCCGTTTGAGTCCGCAGCAATTGCGCCTTGTACAGTCACGCCGCCAGTCGAGGATTGCGTGCTGCACATACCCTGCACGCGGACAGCGTTCGGCGGGATCAGCGACGAGACGGAAAAGGACGTGTAGGATGCCGACTGCGTGCTAGTGCTGAACGCAGTAGCGCTCAAGAAAGAAAACTTGCGCTCGCGGATGAAACCGACGACAAATTGCCCGCTGCTATTTGTCGGCCACACACCGACGAGCGCCGTCGCCGTGTAGCCGCTCGGCGCGTTCGCGCCGCCGTAAATGCTCGGTTGCGCGGAACTCGTCGCGTTTGTTGCAAACAATGTGCGCGTGCCGGTGGTCGGGTTGTAGGCCGCATAGATTGCAACGTAGCCGCTCGTCGGTGCGCTGCCGGTATCCATGCCGCCCGCACCGGTAGTGCCGAGGTCGATCGTCTGGCTGAACGACCCGAGGCAGTAGCGCGTGCCACCGAGCGAAGTCTCGACGATGATCTCATCGGCCGTCAGTGTCGCGCTCGCGCTCGCTGCGGATACATACATGCGAACATTTCGTGCGTTTCCGACGACGCCGGCCGCCTGCGACATGGGCACGGCATGCGTCGGTGACGTCGCGGGCGCAACGTTTTCCGGCGCCTGCAAAATGTTCGTGCCGTCGCCCGAGACGCGCGTCGGTGCGCCATTCTGCGGAATCGTCACGCCCGAGCCGCTCGCCGTCTTGACGATCGTCACGTACGAGCCGGTCGTGTTGTTCGTGATCGTCCAATTCTTGAGCCAAGTCGGCAAGATGATCGTTTGCGCCGAGCCGAGCGTGCCGGCGAGCGTGATCGTGCCTTTGGCGGCCTGCGCAGGCGTGAGCGTCGTCGTGCCGCCAGTCAGGCCAGTGACGGCCGTCGTGCCGTACTGGAAACCCGGCACCCAACCTGTACCGACCGTATCGGGATTGTTCTGGTTGTTGTCCGCTGTGCTGATCCAATCACCCTTGAAATCTGCCGATTGCAGCTTGGCGCCATTCGGGTAGCCGTTGATGTTCGAGTTCGTCGCGAACGTCGAATCGTACGGCCAACCACCGCCATTGAGCACCCACCAGCAGATACGCGCGACCTGATTCATGCCGCCGTTGAAATCCTCGCCCTGCGGCGGCACGCCGCCGGATTCGGGCGGCTGCATCGTCAGCGGCGGAAAGCCGAGCGTTTGCGATGCGCGCGTCGGGTCGGACGTGGTAACGGGCAGCTCGACGCGCGACGAATCGCCCTGCGCGAACGGCACGTACCACTTGAGCGGGATGGAAGATTGTGCGGTCATATCGAACTCACCATTTTGATAGGCGAAGTATATCAGTTACCTGTGCAGCGATAGTTAAGCACGTGCGTGCCCGTCCCCGTCAGTGTGATGGACGTGCCGGAACTTTGCGTCACTTGTACGGCGGAATTGTTCGTCGTGTCGGTCGTGGTACAGATGTAGCTTGACGCTGACGTAAAAGCGGCGCCTGCCGTGAAAGTTACTACGGCGGTGCCGCCGGATAGCGTCGCGCTTCCTTGCGTCGTGTGCGCGTTCGCGATGACGACGCCGGCCGCCGTGTAGAGCGGTCGTGTACCTGCCGTCTCATTCCAAACGTCAGTCGTGCCGTTCGTGTAGAGCGTCATGGATGTGTCGTTCGCGACGCCTTGCGGCAGAATGACGCCCGTACCCATCGAACCGCCTGCGCCGTTCGTCAACTTCACCTGAATCGTGAAGTTACCCGTCGTGTTGTTCTGAAATCCGATCCGTCGTGCGCCCGAAAGCAGCGTCCCGCCAGGAATAATGATGAGCGCGTTGCTCGTCAGCGTGCCGGTCAGATTGCCCGAGCGCGAGCCCGGCGGCAATGCCTGGCCGGAAAGCTGCGGCGTGCCGCTGTAGCCTGTGCCGCCGTAGAACACGCTCGCGGTCTGCACAACGCCGCTCGACACCGAGCTCACGTACACGAGGCCGTCACCGTTGCCGCCGACCATCGTCAGCACGTCGCCGACCTGATAGCCGGTACCGCCGGCGACGATCGACGTGATGCTCGCGATTGCGCCACTGCTGGTCGTCACGCCGAAGATCGCGCCCGAGCCCGCTGATGCGAAGTTGTATGTGCCGCCTGTGATCGTCATCGGGATTGTGGCCGTCGCGGCGAGCAGCGCGCGCTTCACGAAGGCCGTCGTCGCGACCAGCGTAGAATTGTCCAGATAGGCTTGCGTCGCTGCGCTCGTGAGCGATCCGAGGTTGCCAGCGCCAGTTAGCGTAACCGTGCCGTTGGTCGTGATCGACGTCGAGCCGTTGATCGAGCCGCCAGTGATGGCTGGTGCGGCTAGCGCGTTGTTCAGGGCTGTCGCAGTGAGCACCGTGTTCGGCGAGAACTGCGCCTGCGCTGCGCCGATCGCGCACGCAAACAGCAGGATTGACAAAAATATGCGTTTCATGATTACCCCAATTGCGACTGATCGAGAATGAATGTGCCGCCGATGTTGTTCAGCATCGTGTCGGTCGGCGCGCCTGGTGAGTAGAACGGGCCTTGACTCCAGCCTGTCACGTACTGCGGATCGGCGCCTGTGTTCATGCCGGCAAAACCGAACGGTGAATAGCTGATCACTTCGTAAATGTATTCAGCGGTCGTGCCCGCCGGCTGCGGAAACAGCCCCGATTCGATGATCGACTTTTCGACCGGCGTCGGGAAAAACTCGAAGTGATAGCCAATATGCATCGGATTCGCGATGTCATAGCCGACATAGCAACGCCCGCGATTGCCGAACATCGCGCGCATCAGCGCATTGATCGACGGGCAATCACACGCCGCGATGTTTGCCGCGGCCTTCACAAGCAGCAGCTGCCGATAGTACTGATCCTGCAAAGGGAAAGACACGGTGCCGGCCGCCGCCCCGCCGTAGAACGGTGCCTGCGACCACGGTTGCCACTGTGTACCGGGCGTCGAGTTGATGTTGAAGCCGAAGTTGTCACCGGGCGTCTGCTCGATCTGCAAATAGCGCGACTGCCCCAGAATGCGGCCCCAGATATCAAGGCCGAAGCCCTGCGCCGTCGAGATATCCCACACGTACGCCAGAAAGTCGGACGTGAATTGCGTCAGATCGACCCACTGGTCAAAGTCGTCCAGTAGCGCGAGCAGAGTCGCGCTATTGCTGAACTGCTTCATTACCGTTTTGCCGAGATACGCGCTCATGGCTAGACGGAAATTGCGTTGACGGTGATGTTAAGCGCCGGACAAACCGGCTGCTGATCGATGCCGAGCGTGAGCGATGCGCCGCTCGCAGGCGCCGGACTTGTGCCGATGAACAATGTGACAGGCGTGATGTTCGCGAGCGTCAGAATCGGCGCAGCAAATTCGGCCACGACGATCTGGCCGCCGATCCGCGCGCGCGGCACGACAATCGTACCGTCTCCGGACGTGAAGCCGCTCGCGAATGCTGATGCGACCGCCGATTGCACTTGCGACACGTAATCCGCCGGCAGCGTCGAGAGATTCGCGACGTTGACCGTGATATAGACGCTGGTGTTGGCCGGCCGAATGAAGCGGACCGGGTAGGTCGGGTAGGGTGCGACGTAATTCACCGTGTCCTGCACATTCACTGTGACGAGCGTTCCGAGCCCGCCAGTAGTGGACATACCACAGCCGCAATCGAGCTTCGAATTGATCGCGGCGGCAATGTCGTCATTTGACCCGCCTGTAACGCTAATGCCGATTGAATGCGCCGGAATCGGGTAGTTCGTCGCGCCGTAGTTGACCGCCGTGTCGCCGCCGTTGTTGTAGACGAACAGATCGGTGACGCCTGTCACATTCGCGATGGCGGCGCGCACGTTCGCGGCCTGGCCGACACCGCCGATCTGCACGGACGCGGCGCGGCGCGTCTCGAACTCGACACGGTTTTCCGTGTCGGTGCCAGGCGACGACGGCGCGCTGTTCGAGACAGCAACCCAGTTCGGGACTTGCTGATAGATGCGCAGGTCGTTGACGCCCGCCGCCGGCACGCTGCCTACAACGGTCGCCTGGAACGTCACCGACGCCGTGCCGCCCGCGCCGTAGACGGCATCCTGTGTTGACGCCCAGATCGTGCCGTCCGAGGACTTCGCCTGCGAACCGGCGGGGAGCGTCGAACCGACCGTACCCGTGACGGTCGCCTGAACTGTTGCGTAGGTCGCGGCCTGTCGCGTAAGGAAGTAGATCCGTCCAAGCGCGTCCTGAAACACGCCGCTCGATGTCATCGGGTCCACGTTCGCGATCAGTTGCGCGAGCGCAGCCTGGAACGCGGCAACCATGTACGATTGCGACTGCTGGAGCTGCCCTTGTGGCGTCGTCAGTTCGGTGTTGAGCGTCTTACCAGTGAGCGCGAACGCCGAAACCCAATCCGCTTGAACGCCAGCAAGAATAGCCTGCTCGTTATACGTTTGCAGGCCAGTCGGGGTGAAAGTAGGGAGCGGAACGTTGGTGGTCGCCATACGCGCGAGTGTAACGTAATCTCAAGCGTATGGCGATAGTCTGAATCAATCGGGCTGCGCCGTATCTCTCGGAAAGGCAAAGCGCGGGATGACCTTATAGCCCGGGTACCTAAGAATGGCACAGGCCGTGACTTTGCCCCATCCCGCAATCTCGTCACCATGCTCGATTTCGACGAAGCACTGTTTGAGATGAGGGTCTTTCGTCCAACAATCTGCCGCAGTTTCATCCGGCGGCACCAAACTGAACACGAATTTATACAATTGCATAATTGGACCTTTGGTTGCGCTAGTTGTGCGGCGGACCGACAACGCCGCCTTGCGGATCGTCGTGAATGTGCGTGCTTTGCGTCACGCCGTTGATTACCGCGTCGGGTGCGACGATCGTGCCCGCGAACTGATAGGCGCCGGCGCCAGCGTGCGTCCCTGACATGGTACCGTTGAGCGTGACATTCGCGTCAATCGTCAAGCCGCCCGGCGCGGTGATGTGTGCGGTCGTGCCGGCCGTGAGCGTCACGCTCGATCCGGCTCGCAATGAAATTGCGCCCGGCGAAACGATATTGATGCCCGCGCCGCCCGGCTGGAATTGCACATACTGCGTCGCGTCCGGGTTGAGCACGCCGCCGATGTACAGCGCGTCAGCCGTGCTATGCGAACGGTCAGTCGCAGCCGGTCCCGCGGCGAGCGTCTGCTTGATGTTCGTGATGTCGTTCTCAGCGAAGATCGCGAGTCCAATATCATCCACGACCGGATCGAGAATCACCGCGCTCGAGCCGCCCTGGTAGCGCATGTACGGCACGTTATAGACCGGCGACTGCGCGAGCAC